GTTGATTCCGATTTTGTCAAGTTCCTTAGTCCGCCAGTAATCGCAGTGAGCATAATCCAGTAACTGCAATGCGATTTCCTCGGGGGTATTGAGTATTTCCCCCGTCTCTTTGTCGATAGACATGCGCATCAACTTACTAACCACCGACGTGGCTAGCGCTTTGTGCTGCCAGGCCTTTCGGTCGTAAGAACCTTTCTTCTCAATGACCGCTCCGTTGTCCAGCGAAACCAATTCCTCTGAGCCCATGACACCGGCGACAGCAAATGACATTTCGTCGTAGATTACGGACAGGTCGCGCTTTGCCAAATTAAATTGGAGTAAGGCATTGCTGAGTTCGGCTATTTCCGGACCGGAGTCGATGTAGGTTGTCATCTCGCGACCTAAATCCAGGATGTATTTGCGTAGTTCAGATATTCGTTCAATAGACATGAGCTAATAGGTCCTAACAGTAAATAGCGGGTTTGCTATTAGACGACTATAGTCGCTCGTTTTCTCTGTGGCAACCCCAGCCCAGTTAAATATGCAAAAGCACTTGCGACAGAGTCCACTTGGTCATCATGGTCGCAGGCCTCAGGAAATGACGAAAGTTCGTCCAACCAATCCGTAAGCCATATTCCTCTAACCACGCGAACATTGCCATTAGCGACCGCGGCGGCAAATGGCCTGGCGCGAGTGACCTTGTCCCCCGTGGAGCGCATCGCCATAAAATCAAACCCTGGCAAAACGTAACGCGCGTATTGGTCCATCAGGGCCTTCCCGCTTGAGCCCGGCTCCTGCTCCATTCTAATAGGAACTCCGCGCCCGTCTTCATGGGCGGTCTGGGCGATGATTTGCTCGACACGCTCACCACGGTGACGAAAACGCTTCACATCTAGTACATAGGCTACACCTTGGTCAAAGAGCATTAAGGTTCCAACGGTGTAGTCAGGGTTGGGGGTGGAGTGGTTCGGCTCCGTCGCCGCCAAGTCCCAAAAACGCACAGCCCTAGCGGAACTGGTTATTTGCGGTATTTCGCTGGTTTCGAGCAAAATAATAGATGTCCTATCTATCAACGTTCCAAGAGTCGTGCTCCACCAGTCGCCATCTTCAAGCCGTCGTCGCTCTATCGGGTCAAGTTCCTGAAGGGCCTGTCTGTAGGAGACTGCGTCGATGCCGGGGTTGTCGGTCAGCTTTGCCGGCACGAATATCCGCCCCGCTGCCTTTCCTTCGACAATGAATCTCTGCCTAACCCAATTAGGAGCGGGGTTGGACGCCGCGCGCATCCGTAGTGGGACGTTGGACAGTTGGCCTGTTGGCGGCCGGCGCAAACGAGAGAACAAATACCTATAGTCGGATTCTCGGATTTCTGTAACTTCATCCATCCCAATGTATTGAAATTCTGAGTTTCCAGTCCAGACAACACGCCCATTGTGCCTGGTCAGAAAGGTGTGATGAGGGGGGACGGTAAGGCAGTGAACGGTGCCTTTGTAATGTTTGGGGACTATTGGCCGTCCATCGCCAAAGGTAATCATTCTGTCCTGGTCCGCCGTTTCAAGCAAAAACACATGGAACGCTAGGACGTCGTGTTCTTTTCCGTCAGGCGTAGTGGTGTGGTCCTGGCGCTCGTTGAGAGTGGCTCTAAAGCCACAGTGTTGCGCAAGTCTCATCACCCCGTCCGCCAACTCACGCGAAACAGTCACGTAATGACCGCTTGTTTCAGTGCGCCACGTCCCATCGCCTTCAACTAGCGATTGCAAAAGAAGTCGGGCATATTTCGTTTTCCAAGTAAAAACTTCATCGGGAATGCGTTTGTGATAAGCGCCCTTACCGGTGTGTTCATTTAGCCAGTTGGCGAGTTTCGTATTTGTGAATACAAGATTTCTGGGTTCGTCTCTGACATAAGCGCCAGAACGTTCAAGCAAAAGCCTCAGGGCATCTTTATGTACCCTGCTGTGCCCGTCGTGTAGTGAAATATTCATGGTTCCCTTATTTGTGCACCCCTCTGCAATATACCACCCGAGAAATGTGGCCCAGTCTTCTGCCGCAAAAACGACATCAGAACTGTTCTGTCTCCCCCGCATTAACCTCGGAAACAAAGCACCCCCGGGGTCGCCGCCGCCGACGAAATGACCCGCTTGCGGAAATTTTGCCACTATCGGTAATTCATCCGTTCTATATTTGCGAAGTTTCTTTACCCTCTGCGTTGAAACCCACCATGTGTGGTCTGCGGTCACGGCAAACGAAACATCCGAGCCTTCTCTCGGACTATAGATTGGCCCGTCGTGGTCATAGACCCAGGTGTGGGTTGCCGGTTGATAATCCCATTCTCGTGTTTCTGGATTCATGGAAGCGACCAATTCACCAACTTCGATATCTTCTATTTTCTTCCATCCAGAAGTAGCTAAAACCTCTGTTCCCTTTATGCAGGGGCCTTTGTATCGCAGATAGTCATCTTTATTATTAAGGTAACCGAACGTTACACGGGCACCAGATGGAAACGTGGCGATGAAACTATTGTTGTTCCAGTGGACCTCCTCATGCGCCGAAACCCACATCCGGAAGCGGTCCATAAGTGCGCCGGGAAGCGAAAGGTCGGCGAATGTTCTACGGAAAAGAATGGCCGAATAATTTGGCACATCAACATACTGCAACGCCGCCATTAAAAGTGCCGAACTTTTCCCGCCTCCGGCACTTCCTCCATATAGAGCCTCAATCGAGTTGGTTCGCAGGAAGACCCGTTGATTTATCGAGGCAGTTTCGGGGCAGTACAGCGCCGGTTTGGGGGTGAGGTATTCGAGTACCTCCTGCCAGTTCTGCTCCATTAACTCATCCTAGTTCACAATAGGTAATGTATAATGATACCAAAGTGCGCTAATGTAAATCCGTGCCTACTTTTACAGCCAGACTCAAAACCCGAATGGCCAGAATCAGGGCGGCATTTAAGCGCCAAACTGTCGCCTACGGGCTGCTAACTTCATTTATACTGTTTACCAGTGTTGGTACGGGTTTGATATTCGTCCCAGCCGGTTTTATCGTGGCAGGAATCTCGTGTGGTGTTTTTGGCTTCCTATTGGGTCTTGAGTAAATATGGCATGGAATCAATCGAGCAACAAATCGCTCAATAACGCGAGTGGCAAATCACTTGGCCCTGGCATGCCCGTCGCCAGCAACCCGTCCTTTGTGGGCAAGCCCTACAGGGATAATTGGGACATCGAACGAGCCTATAAAGAGGGCATGCAGAAGGTCACGTGGGTTAATAGGTGTGTTGACGCGATTGCCGGAAACCAGGCGCGACTTCCTGTCATGCTACGAAAGGACAACTCCCCAGACGGTGAGATTGTTACCGGCAGGGAAGCTAAACGCTCAAATATTCTGGAGATTCTAAATACCAAGGCGAACATGGGGGAAAATTCTTTCATTTTTCGCTACAGACTGTCCGCACAACTGCTTCTTGGCACCCGTGGCGTTTTCATTGAGAAAATCCGCGGCAGGGACGGTGGGGTTATCGCGTTGAGCCTATTGCCGCCACAGCACACCGCTCCGATACCGCACCCAAAAACGTTTGTTTCGGGATATGAAGTCGCAATGCCCAATGGAGATAAAATCATCCTGCCACCACGGGATGTCGTTTGGGTAAGGCGCCCACACCCACTCGACCCGTATCTATCCCTAACACCCCTTGAATCATGCGGAATTGCCATAGAAATCGAGAATTTGGCGAAAATCTACAACCGCAACTATCTTCTGAACGACGGAAGACCAGGCGGTTTGTTGGTTGTCCGTGGGGAAATGGAAGAGCCGGATAAAGAGGAGTTGCGCAATAGATTCCGCGGCAATATCTCCAGAACCGGCCACACGACGGTCATTGCGTCTGATGATGGTGTTGATTACATAGACACGTCAGCATCCCCCCGTGACGCCGCGTATGTCCAAATGCGTCAATTAACAAAAGAGGAGATACTCGCATCTTTCGGCGTGCCGGAGTCGGTAATTGGAAACGCAAGCGGCCGTACGTTCTCGAACGCCGCGGAGGAAATACGGGTGTTCTGGATGGAGACAATGTTGCCCCACCTCGAACCGCTTGCTCGGGCACTTGACGAGCTAGACGATGAGAATTATATAGATTTTGATTTAACTGAAGTTCCAATTTTGATGCTCTACAAGCAAGAGAGAGAACGATATTTGCTCCAGGAGTTTCAAACCGGCCTGATTAGCAATAACGAATACAGGCTTGGTTCTGGCAGAAAAGAGACCGATGCCGATTTGGCGGATTCGCTGCTCATGAATCCAAACCTGATACCAATTGCAAATACCAAAAAGAAAATGGACGTAGTTCCAACGGCGGAGATGGGCGGTGTACCACCAGGGGCGCCACCAGGAGCGCCACCAGAAGCACCACCTGGATTGCCGCCAGAGGCACCAGTCGACCCGAATACCATGCAGGGCGCCCTTGCGGCCGAAGGAGCACCTCCTGCTGGCGATTTGGCTCAGGCGCTTCCAGGGGATGCAGCACCAGCGAATACCGCAGCGCCGATTCCAGCCGGTGCCACCAGCGCGCAGACGGGTGGAATAATGCACAAATCGGACACATTTGCCAAAGAAACAACGGCAATTGGACGATGGGAAGAAATCTTGGCGCGGAGTCTGGAGCGCGTCGTCGAGCGTCAGCAGAGGGTCGTGTTAGAAAAAATATCGGGTGCAAAGTCTAAGAAATCCCTATTTGCAGGAACCCTCGACGCTGAATACATTTTGAACTCCGATTTATGGAATAGACAAATGGACGAGGACATTCGTCCGGTCATATCGGCAATCATTCAGGAGTCGATGAATCTGTCCGCGGAATCAACCGAAACCAAGACGGCAGAGGATGGCATCTCCACCAAGGCCCAAGAAGACATACGGGTACAAGTCGATTCACAAATGGACCGCATAAAGCAGTTAAACACAAGCAATCAATCGGCGATTTCCAATATGATGCTCAATTCATTTAATATATTTGACTTGGAGGAGCGGGCGTCGGCTTTCAAGTCCTCGGTTAACGGACTATATGTAGGCATTTTGTCTCAGCAGCAGCAAGATGTAAGCGAAGAAGAGACGCGCAGGGCGTGGGCGTTCGGAAAAGGCAATTTGTAATTTCAGTAAACCACGATAAATAGTTTCGCTAAACTATCGTAATAAACAGCGATACCTGCGCTGCGAACCGGTTCTCTCGTTTATTCTAGAAGATGGCGACGAGGAGAAAAATGCCCGCTACAGACTTCCCAGACATACACTATAAATCCAACTCGGGTCCGATTAATTTCGATACCGCGAAGGGAATTGTTGAATGTTTCGTTGCCGGCATTGGCAACAAGGACTCTGTCGGGGACGTTTGCGTGTCGGGAGCGTTCACAAAGAGCCTGCAACGTCGGAAACCTCGCGTGGTTTGGGGTCACGTCTGGAATGAACCAATTGGCAAAGTTTTAGAAATATATGAAGTCCCAGCGAATGATGCGCGTTTGCCAGCAAAAATGCGAGTTGCTGGGGTCGGAGGGCTGTACGCAAAGGTTCAGTTTAATCTCGGTTCCGAGAGGGGTCGTGAAGCATTTGCAAACGTTGCCTTTTTCGGCGAGGAACAAGAATGGTCTATTGGTTACAAAACGCTACGCTCGCAACAGGACCCAGTGCTCCAGGCGAATATGTTGTACGAGGTCGAACTCTATGAAGTAAGCCCTGTTCTCCACGGCGCAAACCAGATGACCGCAACAATATCGGTCAAGGACGACCAGACTGCAATAGAAATTGGTCACGCAGATTGCCCCGATGGAGCCTGTGACCTTGCTAAAGACGAATCCAGCGCCCCAGTCGAGGAAAAACATATTCCGGTTCAGGACAACACGTTTGACGCTGTAGCAATTAAAATTGGGAACGAATTATCGGCTCGTAGTGGTTCGATTATTAACGTAATCTCGTTGGAAAAAGCAGCGGTCGTGTTTACCCGTATGGCCGCGAACGGTGATGTCGTGACCTACAGGTGCGGCTATCACTTTGACGGTCTTACTTTTATGTTCGCTCGGCCAGAGCGTACTACGCCCGGGATAAATGTTCCAGCCGTTACGCCGGTAATACCAAGTGTCAGCCCTCAGCTACCGCCCGTGCCGGTAAGACCACAAATGCCCCTCGCCCCAGTAGTGGCGCCGGTCGTTGTTGTGGCGCCGGTGCAGGTAAACCGTGTCGCCCTGTCGGTGCCTACTGTTGTCAAGCCAGGGCCTATGGGCATGGAAACTGTTGTACTGCCGCAAATACGGTACGAGAACACCCCTAAGCCTATCGATATCGCGGCGGCTATCGAGCGGGTACGCAAACGTAATGGATATAAGTCGCTTTTTGATTTTGGCGAAGTAACGGAAACGGACTTTTTGGATAGTGTTGTTACGGGCAATAATCCGACCAGCATCTCCTACATCATTCCCGTTGCCATAAAAGATGCATACGCCGTTAAATCCCTGGTAGACCCTATTTTGGATTATTACAGAATTGAAGCCAGAGTGGAACCAGAGGGCATTGTCCTTTCGTCTGGAGTGACCAAAGACTTTGCGGATGCGGTATCTCTCGCCACCAAGGGACTCGGCAGAACAATTGGACGCGCGCTCTCTGCTGTCCGTCCGAACATCGGGGCAGGGAGGGTGGGTAGTCCAAACTTGCGTGGAGAACGCAAGCGTGGGCGTGGTTTCAACTTCGGAATGCCCGAGGGCGACACGAACCCAATGACGCGCGAAGACGGCAACAGAGACGGCACGGTATTCGACGGCATTCCCGGTTGGGAACAGCCAGACCCGACTCCCGGCGGTGCGGGCTCAATCGATAATCGTGAAGCGTCCGCCGCGCAGGAAGCTATTGCCGCGACATCTGGGAAACCGGATTCTGGGGCAATCAAAAAAGATGAAAAAAAGAAGCCGAAACTTTCATCAACTACTGACCCCGAACGTAAGCCAAGGGGTAATAACCTGTCGCGTGAATTTGGTGACATGACAGAGGAGGAGCACTCCCTCTACGGTCGTTACGATGAAGGGGGACGCGAGAGAAGAGATGCCGCCACCGGAAGAACCGCGCGCGACGATAATGCTGCGGACAAAAAGCGTGGCCAGCGTGATTCTGCCGCCCGCAGTGCTCGATTGCGTCAAGCGGAAGCCGCGGGGGACAGGGGAGACAGGGACGACGATGAGGCCAGCAGAATCAAACTCTCGTCGGGAAAAACCGATAGACGACATGCTGACCGTAGTGCGGAAATGGAACAGACCTTCCCAAATTCCGAGGAAAATAAAAAACGTCTCGCCCATGATGCCACTGCGGACACGTGGAGAAAAGATGGTTTCGGCTGGACCGAAATCCCTAGATACTCGGGAGATAAAAACAGGAGTCCAGATTATTTGCGTGGCAGAGAAATCGGATTCAATCAAGGGCGTTTGATGTGGGATGGCACTGACGGACACAGAACGCGTCCCGAGAAATTTAACGAGAAACAAAAATCATCCATCCAGTACGCGGACTGGTACGAAAACCTACTCAATTCCGTCAGCAGGTTTGTTGACGCGCATAAGGGCGGAGATGATGTTGATGAGTGGAACGGCGTAGAGGCTGGCTTCAAAGAGGTAGTAATAACCAACGCTCCAGATACGTCTACGTGGCCATCGGACAGAGTCAAACGATTGGGCGATTTGATGGACAAA